TTATCGTGGGAGGGGATGAGAAAACGGCACAAACAAAAACCATGAGTAAAAAACAAAATAAACCATCAACACGCAACATGAATAATAAATTTGAAGAGGGATGCAAATGCCCCGAATGTCAGCTAGGCATCATGAAATATCCGCAAGTCGAGAATTGCTCATGTCACATAAACCCGCCATGCAGTGCTTGCACTAGCAACTTACTAACATGCAGCAAATGCGGATGCGAAGAGCCAGAACCAGAACCATTGCCGCAGCCAACAAAGGCGCAGATTAACGCATGGGAGAGATTACGCAATAAATGGGAAGAATTGCGCAGTCGTGGCCACACTTTTACCAACGGCGGCAGAATTTACAATGTGGATCACAGAAGCGATTCTGGATCAACAATGGAATACACGGGGAGATACGAAGGGAGTGTCACCGCTTCTCAAATCCTGGAATACCTAGGAGACGGCACTTTTGGGCATATAGGGCCTACGATGTATAACGGGAGATTTACATACACAAAAATCACAGATTGAAACAATGACTAATAAACAAAAACAAGCGCATGTTGCGCGGATTATCACAAAAAGTCATTTTTCTCCGCGACTTGTAACGCTTAGGAAAATTCATGACTGTGCAAAAAAAATTGGGTTTAACCACTGGAATCCAGCTTTTCGCAACTTGGCAAAACGTAAATACAAACTAGGATCTTGCGAGAGATTTGACGCATGACCCCGCGCCAACAATGGGATGGGATGAGGAAACGACACAAACAAAAACCATGAAAATCTCCGACATCATCGAAATCGTCAGCGCCGAGATGGGCGTCGATCCTGACCTCGTCACAACCAAGACAAGGCTACAGGAAGCAGCGGACGCCAGAGCAGTCGTGCAGGCTGTCATGCGTGACCGAGGCTGGACATTCGCTCGGATCGGACTAGTTTTCAGCGCCGGTCATGACACCGTCTGGTCGAACTGCAAGAAGATCGAAAAAGCCAGAGCCATGATCAGCGCTTATGACGCCGTGCAAGCGGCAATAAAGAATCTCCCCATCGAGTGATGGACGGGAACTAATGCCTCTGCTCCCGCATGTTCAGGCGCGAGGAGCAGGGGTGAACTCAATCCGATTTCACACTTGCCAAGCGCTCCGTTTGTTGTATCTTGATTCCGTGACCACTACCACGGTTCATGCCATTGTTGGCAAACTCTACATGCTCGGAATCGGAATCAGCGAAGCGCAAATCTTCGTCATCACCGATGGGAGAACTATGCGCGAAATCGCCACTCAAGCCAAAGCCAGCTTGGTTTTTGTCAACAACAAGCTCTGGAGCCTGACGCAAAAGGGCTACATTGCCAAGCGAGCTGGCAGACCTTCGACATACCACCTGACCGCAGCAGGCAAGCGAGCAATCGCCGAACTGACCAGCGCAGAATCAATACGATGAACTCATTTCTCCAAGCAATCGAAAACCTTTCACGGCGCAAAGTGACGCCTTCGTGGTTTCGTTGGCGTGAGTGGTCGGCGATGGCACCGGCAATACGCAATCGTTCGTTTTTCAGCGCCACAGTGACCTCAGCGCGCGTTCTCAACAAGATGCGGAACATGTTGCTGGACTGGCAAGCAGACGCCACAGAGGAGATCGTGGACGTCAACACGGGAGAGACCGTTACAGCCTACAAAGAGACGGGACTCGCCAAGTTCCGCGAGAAGTCGGCAGAGTTTTTAATTCAGGAAGGACTGGCGACGCCCGCCGACTACAAGGACACCAAGATCACCAACGTCATTTCAAACGCTCGTTTACAACTGATTTACAATACCAACCTAGAGCAAGCATCGACGTTCACAGCGTGGCAGATGAAAATGCGAAACGAGGATTGGCTTAACCGATACCCCGCCGCCCGTTTCGTTCGCAGACCAGGCGCGAGAATCAAACGTCAACGACATGTTCAAGCGGAGAATGAGGTTAGGCGATGGGATGATTTCGCATTCTGGACGTTTCAAAATGCCCCAGACATTGGCGGGTTTGACGTTCCTTGGGGTCCGTATGGGTTCAACTCTTACATGGTGCAGGAGTTCGTGCCGAGAGCGGTTGCCGAACGACTAGGACTAATCGGCAAGGACGAGCGTATCACCCCACCAAACTTGGTATATTTTGGTGTCGAGCCTAAGACTGCTATTCTGAGTGGTGTTAAGGCAGAGATGAAGGATGTGCCAGATGACATAGCATTGCAGGCAAGGCAGAGGCTTGTTGACAGGTTCGGTCCGCAGGTGTTAAAAGCGGACGGGACTGTCTCGCTAGACTTCCTTAGATCCAGATTACGCAAGTGATATGAAGAAAGAAACAAAGAAAACCGATTACGACACGAACGACGAGCAACCTCCGATTCCGGTGATTGAGGCAAATATCATTTCGGTTGATGGTGTTACGCCAAAGAAGAAGCGTGGCAATCCGGCTCATGTAAAAACCGAGACAAACTCATTATTTGTTGAGAAGATGGCAGGGTTGGGTATTCCGATTAAGATGATCGCCAATCAGATTGGGATCGACGATAATACGGTAGAGCGTCACTATAAAGCGGAACTGCTTAATGGTCAGACTATTGCAACAACACAAGTTGCCCAACGACTGTTTGACATTGCTATGTCTAGCGACAAGAATGCCTTGTCTGCGTGTATTTTCTGGATGAAATGTCGTGCGCGTTGGTCTGAAGCTGGTAAGAACCAAGACATCAGCATCAATATGCAAAGTAACAACCTTGAGGTCAAAGTGGACAACAAGCAGATAGAAGCCTTCAAACAACGATGGAATGCAACAAGCGAAGCCGAAATTATTGAATCCGATCAAACCGAGTATTGAGCTTGGTCCATTTGCGTTCGGGGTATTAGGTCTTGAGCCATATGACTGGCAGATCCAAGCATATCGTTATATTAACGATCACCCACGCATATCAGTGGTTGCTGCTAATGGATCGGGCAAGACTGCCGCCATCATTGGACCAACGATCTTGTGGTGGTTAGCCAACTTTCCGAAGGGTCGTGTTCCGATCACATCCGGGTCGTGGAGGCAGGTCTTATTGCAGCTTTGGCCTAGTATGGAAAAGTTTCGCGGTAATCCAGCGTTTGCTGGTTGGACATGGAACCAAGCGGAGATTCGGACACCGGAAGGTGGATGGGCGAGCGGGTTCTCTACAGACAGCCCGGGGCGAGCGGAAGGATACCATGCTACCGAGGAGTCTCCTGTCTTGTATGTTCTCGATGAGGCCAAGACTATCCCTGACGGGATTAAGCAAGCGGTAGATCGATGCACTTGTTCACGCATCTTGGCGGCATCAAGTCCCGGATCACCATTTGGTTGGTTCTATCGAACGCAGTTTGAAGAAGCAGACCACTGGAAGCGGGTGAAGGTGACATCGGCGCAGTGTGCCCACATTGATCCGGCAAAGCGGGAACGTGACTTGGCGATCTACGGCGAGAACCACCCGATCTTTAAGTCGATGCACTTGGCTGAGTTTGCTGAGGACATTGATCGGTTGCTTATCTCTCCGGAAAGGCTTCGGATTGCGATTGAAGAGCAACCGAAGAAGTTTGATGGCAATATGGTTGCATTCTGCGACTTTGCTGCTGGTCGAGATGAGAACGTGTTAGCGGTGCGTAATGGTAACTCTGCGAGGATTGTCAAAGCATGGAAAGAGAAGGATACTATGCAAGCAGTTCGTCAGTTCATTAAAGAGTTTGAGCGCGAGAAGCTAAAACCATCGATGATCTGGGGTGATGCTGACGGTCTAGGCACTGTGATGATCGATGCTATGTCTGAGCAAGGATGGCGTATCAATCGGTTCCATGGTGGTGCTAGATCGCGTGAGCCAAACGAGTACGCTAACCTGATTGGGGAGGTATGGCACGTTGGATGCCGTGAGATCGAGCGAGGACGAGTAAATCTAGGTGATCTCGACGTAGAAACATTCAAGCAGTTAACCAGTCGTAAGACTGAGTGGAACGAGACGGGGAAGCTGCGGGTTCAATCGAAGGAGACTATGAGGATCAGCGGACTAAAGTCACCTGACCGAGCTGACGCACTCCTTGGGTGTATTGTTTGTGGTCCAGAGATGAACGGAGCTATAACTGGACAAGCTATAACTAGAACTGCAAAGTCGAACTTTTCGACACCTAACATTGCGGCATTCAATAATTTTTAATGGTAGTGCGTGACAATGTGGGAAAAATACTATAAAGCGTTTGAATGACCAAGGAGGAGCAGAAAGGATTGGTGTGGCCAATACCAGCCAATTACCGTACTAACGACTATGATCTTGCTAATGTAACGCCGGATCAAGTACGCGCAATCCTACGGAATGTCAGAACTGGCAAACTGGAAGATCAAGATCGTTTGTTCCGTTTGATGTTGGATACTTGGCCGCGCCTTCGTAAGGCACTAAACGAGGTATCTGGTGCAGTTGCTCGTCTTGAGATTGAGGTCAAGCCGGGTATTCGTGAAGGATCAGAAGAACCAACTCCACAAGCACAACTCATCTATGAGACGGTCGAACGCGCACTTGAGTCATTCTCGCCTCGTCCGGGATACTGGGAGTTAGATGATACAGGAATGGTCAAGGCATTAGTCGATGCCTATGCTAAAGGTATCTCAGTGCTTGAGATCGTCTGGCAACTTGATAATGGCATCGTCTCTCCTCGTTGCTATGCTCCAGTTCCAGCTAAGTACCTAGCTTACCCTCAGAATAATAATGAGATCGATCGCCTGATGATCGCACCGCTTGGCGCAAACTATTCTACCCTCGAAGACTTTCCTAAAGATCGGTTCCTTATCGGAGTTTGGGGACAAGGCGGAATGCATCCGATCCACGCTGCTAATCTCCGCACACTGACCAAGTATTGGTTGGCATCGGTATATGGACTTGGTTGGCTGATGCAATATGCTCAGTTGTTCGGTATTCCTACACGTACTGCTAAGACTGACGGCACAGAGGATGCCCTTAACAAGGCTCAGGAGATGCTTGAGTCGATCGGATCATCCGGTTGGGCAGCGTTTGGTCCCGGAGTCGAGTACGAGATCCATAGCGCATCATCTGCCGCCGCAGACACGCTCCCACAGTCCCACATGATGGACGTTGCAGATAAAGCCTGCGATATTCTTCTGCTTGGTCAGACATTGACAACCGACACTGGTGGTGCTGGATCACGCGCACTTGGACAAGTACATGCTGGAATTCGTATTGATGTCCTGAAATCGGTTTCCGATTGGGTCGCGTCTATCATCACCACTCAGTTAATACCAGCGATTGTCCGCATGAACTTCGGAGAAGTTGCAAGCGAGGATATGCCATACTGCTGCCTTGAGATCCCTCAAGTCAAAGACGATCGGGCTATTGCCGAGCGTATCAAGATCTTCACTGAGATTGGTCTTCCAATGACCAACAAGTACATCTACGAGGAACTAGGAGTTCCAGAACCATTAGAAGGTGAGACATTGTTCAAGAAGGATATGCTTGATAATCAAGACATTCCAGATCCATATATCCCACCAAGTCCAGTCGATAAGCTGGAAACTAAGCTGGGGAATGACGTTGCAGCAGCTAATGTTGACCTTCGTCCAACTGAAGCGATGGCAGAGAATGCTAGTAAGGCACTTGAAGTTCGTCGCGTAAAACCAATGAGTGAACGAGGCATGACCAGCGTTGGGATTGCTCGCGCTCGTGACATCTCTAATCGAGTTGAGTTATCAACAGATACTGTAAACCGGATGTTGTCATTCTTCGCTCGTCACGAGGTGGATAAGCAAGGTTCAACATGGGATGAGCAGGGCAAGGGTTGGCAAGCATGGAATGGATGGGGTGGTGACGAAGGATATGCTTGGGCGAAGAAGATAATGAATCAAGAATCTGAATGACCGACGAAGAGATCAGAGATGTTGCTAGCAAGTGGTTGAATCCAATCGATTCAATCATTGCTGACTTGTTGGATAAGAGCAACAGAATGACAATCGGAGCATTTGCCCGTGAGGTCGATCTGGTAATCGAGAGTATTCCACAACTATTCGACAGGATGGCAACGACCGAGCTTACTGCTGAACTTGAGAAACAGATTGGTGATGCGATCATTAAAGGACTGAGCCAATGAAGACAGGTCAATCGTTCATAGGAATCACAGTTGATACATCTCAGGTTGATTCAGTCAAAAGAGACATTATCAACGCGATGGGTCCGGAAGTCCGCAAGAACGCTCTGGCAGTTGGTGCAGAATCAGCATTGATAAGCATTAAAGGATATTACACTTCATCTGGAAGGAATAACTGGATCAACACATCACTCCCCACGCATGGTGCTGGAAGAAAGCTGACTGAATGGTGGAAGCTAGTAGAATCTGGATGGAACGTCGGAAGAATCACACCCAAGACAGCAACGATCTTCAATGGAACGATAGGTCTATCACAAAAGGTCACTGGTGGTACTATTACAGCGAAGCGCAAGAAATTCCTTACCGTTCCAGTACATCCAACGGCTCACGGTGTAAGAGCTAGAGACTACTCAGCATCTATCGCTCCTTTATTTATTGCAAAAGGAGTTCTTGCTAGGAAGGAAGATGATAAGAGTATTACTCCAATCTATGCTCTTAGAAAATCAGTTAACCAGAAACCTTGGCCTACAGCACTACCACCGGAGGAGACATATACAGAAGCATTTATCAATGGAGCAGCACAATACATTCTCGATAGCATCTAGGATCTTTAATAGATTCCATTTGTCATTTGCAAAAATCTGTGGTAATCAAGATTTGATGAGCGGACTTATCACACAAGCGGCATTCCAATCTGACATCTCAATGTCTGATGGAACCATCGTTTATTTGCCAGAAGGTCATCACTCGATCTCAGCAACTGTTGGCGGTAAACCAAAGCGTGTTGATGTAAACATTGATGAACGCATCGCCGCATCATTCTCCGAAGATCTTAGCAAACGCTTTGAGTCTAATGTTCGTCCATTCGCTGGATTCGATCATAAACAAGGACCAGCATCATTCATCCCAAAAGAATTCCGGTATGAATCTGGAGTAGGTCTTGTTCTTGATGTTGAATGGACTGAAGCAGGACGCAAGGCTATCGAGGGTAAGGACTACTCTTACTTCTCCCCTACATTTTTACTTTCAGATACTGGTGTTCCATTTGGTCTTCCACCTCGCGGTGAGATTGGATCGCTTGTGAACGATCCAGCATTTGAAGAAATCCCGCGCATCGCCGCATCTCATACTGAACCTATTATGGACATCACTAACCTAGTTGAACTGGGGCTGGTCGAAGCGAGCGAATCGCCAGAGACTGCCATCGAAACCGCTAAGGCAGTTCTTGCCAATCTCCGCGAGATTGCTTTGAACGTCGAAACTACTGAAGCTGCTGCTGTCGAGGCTGCTACTGTTGCTGCATCATCCGCTGAGTCATACGCATCTATGAAAGAGAAGTTTATGGCATTGGAAGAAGAAAATGCAGCTTTGAAGAAGCAAATCACTGCAAAGGCATCTGCCAATGCTGAACTTGCAATCGAAGAAGCTATCAAGGCTGGTCGTATCGCTCCTCAAGACGAAGATGCCAAAGCATTCTGGCTAACCTCGATCCTTGCTGACGATAAGGCAATGAAAGTCCTTGCTTCGCTCCCATCTAACGATGCCATCACTGGCAACACGATCCTCGCAGGTCGTTCGGAAGATGCTCCACAACTCTCCGGTATGGCTCGCGTTGAAGCAGCTATCCGCGCACAATCTCAACTCTAATACTAATCAATTATGCCTAATAATCTTACGCTACTTGACCTCGCCAAACTGAACTCTGCTGACATGGCAGTTGGTCTGATTGAAGAAGTCCTCACTGTTGCCCCAGAGACTACGATCATCCCTGCTCGTACAATCCCCGGCACTTCCTATAAGATCTCCTCTCGTACTGGTCGTCCAAGCGTTTCCTTCCGCGCCATCAATGAAGGCACGGATGCCGTTAAGTCGAACTTCACTGAGCGCACGATCGAAGCATTCCTTCTTTCAGCTCGCGTTGAAGTTGATAAGGCTGCTGCTAACGCTTACATCGACGGTGCTGTTGCATATCAAGCTCTGGAAGCTCGCGGTGTCATGGCCGAAGCCCTGTACAAGGTTGGTCAACAAACCATCTATGGAACTTCTCAGGACGGCAAAGGCTTTCCCGGTCTGCAATCGCTTGTTACCACTCTTGGTAGCGTAGTTGTTGACGGTGGAGAAACCGCCGGAAACACCTGCTCCTCCGTGTACGCTATTGCTGCTGGTAGCCAAGGTGTTCAGTACGTCTACGGTCAAAATACCACAATCGACCTGAGCGCATTCCGCGAAGGTGATGCTGCTGATTCAAATGGTAAGCGGTTCGCTGCTTATGTCGCTGATCTTACTGCATGGGTTGGTCTCCAATGCACCAATAAGTTCGCTGTTGGTCGTATCAAGAACGTGGGAGCTACTGGTGCTGGCAAAACGCTTACGGACGCTAAACTTCTAGATCTGCTTCGTCAGTTCCCAGTAGGTGTCAAACCAACTCATTTCTTGATGAGTCGTCGTTCCGCTTATCAACTCGCAATCAGCCGTTCGATCACTGCAAACACCAAGCAAGAAGCCTTCTCTGGTCTTCTCAATGGTCTTCCAACTGAGTCGTTCGGTATCCCAATCATTGTCACTGATTCGATCAATGACACCGAAGCCTTCGCTTAATTATAACTAAATAATATCATGCCTTACGAATTCAATCGCAATATGCAAGACCTTGCTTACACAAGCACGGTCGCAATCGCTTCTGCTGGAGCAAATACTGCTAGTTTTGATCTTGAGCAACTTATCGGTGGTGACATCGAGAAGGTTGTTTTTGAATTGAACTGCCCTGCTGCTGCTGGCATTACTGCTGGTACTTACACTTATACTCTGAAGGATTCTCCAGATGGTACGACTTGGACCGTTCTGGATCCTACTGTTGTTACAACTCAGGTATTTGCAACTGGTGGTCTTGCAGCAAAAACTGTTCGTTTCCGTCTTCCTCCTATCGCCAAGCGTTATGTTCGTATCGAGCAAACGTCTGCTGGTTCTACTGGAACGGTTTCTGGTTCGATGGTTGCTAAACTGTTGTTCTAATTGGTGGATTGCCTTTGGTTAGGTTTTTGTCGTTGTTTTCCCTAACCAAAGGCTCACTTATGAAAGGTCGCCGCAGAACCTAGCAATTCTCTCATTGCTGAATCTGCGGTCTTTTTCTATATGGCTTGGACACAACTTACAGTAAATGGATTAAAGGATCGTCTCGCATCTGACGAGTTCGAGGCACTTCTTGCTGAGTCGCCAACGCCAGAGGATAAACTGACCGACATTCTCAGTCAGGTAGCTCAGGAGATCGTCTCACGGGTCAATGCTGGGCGCAGGAAGCGCGGACTGGTACAAGTTGCCACAACCGGACTGTACGCTCCTACAGGCTCCCACAGACACGCCTACGCGCTAGCTCGACGACTACTGTCAGAGTCTTTTCCATCTCTCGCTGAGTTCAATGGTGACGATCGTAAGATCGCCGTTGAGTCCGCTGAGAACTATCTTGATGACCTAGCGAAGAACGATGCTGACTCCGACGACTACGGTGCAGTATCATTCGCAGCTTCAAGCTCTTCATCGTTCCGGTACGGTGGTTCCGCTCTCATGGACTTCACATCTGCACCATGAGTTTAATACGTCAAATCGTAGAAAGTATTGCTGATACTCTTTCGAGTCACGAGTACTTCCGTACTAATCCGAAGATACCAGTTATCATTGAGGATCACAAGGATGTCGAAAAATCTATCCTAGCAGCAATGCAATCGACTGGTGCATTTGTGCTAGTCAACTTTGACTCAGCAGAGACTGACTCAGAGAATACTCCGGGTCCATATCTATCTGACGCGAAATTCCGCGTGACAATTTCAGAGATCCCATCAGTATGGCGATCGAAGTCTACCAAATCTTCTTCAGCTACTGAAATAGCTGAAGCAGTTTGTCGGATCATTCATCACACTCAACCAATGGATAAGGAAGATCTCCCTCTCTCTGGTGGTGTGATGTTATTTAACTCAATCTCTCAACAAACCAATGATTCGATGTTGCAACAAGTAGTTGTATTCTCGCTTCCAATCGGTTTGAGTAATTCAGAACCAACTAGATAACTTTATGGCTATTCCTGCTACCTTTGACCGTACCACGATCGTTCGTGGACCATGCCGAATCACTTACGATGGTGCAACATTCTTCTCTAAGGGTGGTGTAGCATTATCAATGAGCAACGAGACGTTTGATAAAGAGACTGATGCCTACGGTGTTGTTGGTCGTGCTAAGAGCGATCTAAAAATCAGTATCTCATTTGAACCAGTTGGAGAAATCGAAGCTATCACAACTCTTTTCCCATACGCTTCAACACTTATGGGTGCTAGCATCTATGGTTCCACCGATAAGCCATTGGTGCTTATTTCTGCTGATGCAACTTATACGTTTTCGGCAGCAGCAATCACAAAAATCCCAACGATCAAATGCAGTGCAAATAGTACGGCGATCGGAAGCGTCGAGTTCACTGCCATTCTGAAGAAAGATGGCAATCCAGATATTGCTGCTGATTACTTCGTGAAAAGTGCTACTGGTGGAACTGTTCAAGCAGTTGGTTTTGATCCAACCACAATCGTTACTGCTCCATACTCAGCTACTCTTGGATCTCTTTCATTCATGTCTGAGGCTGGATTCGAGATCAGCTTTGATGCGAAAATGAATCCAGTCAAAGTTGATGGCATCGGAACTGTTGATATGTCATTCCAAGATCTTGAATTCACAGTCACCTGTATCCCTACTGGAGTACCTGACACATCGTTCGACACATATTTCGGCAGTTTGAGTGCTGGTGAAGAACTTGCTGCTGTTTCTCTTGACATTTCGACTACTACAAGCAAAGGGCTTAATTTCGACTCGACATCCGTCCAAGTGATGGATCTGCAACGTCGATTCAGTCCTAACGACAATCGTCTTGGCCAACTCACACTGAAGTCAAAACGGACAGTATCATCCGGAATTGCTGTTCCGATCTATACACTCACAGCAGTAGCCTAACTTTAATCACCAATGTATGTTGAATGGAGAACTGGTTTAACCAATATCATTCAGCTCGCTGGTGGTGGGGGCGTTACGACCGAGACATCAAATCTTAGAATCGAAACTGCCCCAACTTTTCAACAAGTTGCGTATATCGGCGGATCTTACGGGCGACAATTCTATCGTCCGGGACAAATGGTATCATTGTCGTTTGACTCTCTGAGAGAGTTTTCAACGGTATCTGATGCCGGATTCTATATCAATTACGTCAACGATCAATTCGCAAACCAGCTTGATGGTGAGGCGTTCTTCGCTAATATCAGTGGGTCTTATGGAGCAAACCAAAAGGAGAGTTTCACTCTTTCGGCTGGTCCGTACACAGGTAGTATTGCTGTAAGTATTGCAGGTACATTCTTTGTGAGTACCATAACGAAGACCTTCGTTGCCTCTAGCTCATCTGCTAATGTTGTGATAGCCGGAATCTACGCACTTATGGTTGCTGATCCTGAGATCCGTAAGCGTGTTAATCTCAGTTACGTTGGAAACACATTGTACGCTGAGAGAGTTAATCGTTTGGCTAATGATGCTACGTTCAGATTGACATCAGCTACAACCAATACAAGATCAACAGTAACGACTGGAGTCCAACCTGTGTATGACTCTGGTAGGTATATTTACGACTGCTCAGTGACCTGCTCCTTGAGTCAGAATGGTTGTCTGGTTCATCAGAACGTAGCAATCGCTGGTCGTTTCACTGATCCAACACCCTAAGTCATGGCTAACAAGAAAGTAAACATCGAGATCACCACAACGTCCAATACGTCTGGTGCTGATAAAGCTGCTGCTAGTCTTGACAAGGTCGCCGCGCAACAAGCAAAAGCTGCTGCCAAGGCTGAGGAAGTAGCGGTTCGTGAAGCTGCTCGTCTGGCTCGTAGTGAGGCAGCAGCACAGAAAGCTGTTGACGTTGAGACTCGTCGTCAGGAGCGTCTCGCAAGGCAAGCAGAGGTTGCTGTGCAACGTAAAGAAGCTGCGCTTCGCCGGGAAGAAGTAGCAATGGCTAGGGCGCAAGCTGCTGCTGAGAAGGCTGCTCAGGCAACTGAGAGAGCTAATCAGAAAGCCATTGATTCCGCTGAGGCACTTGCTCGTAAGAATGAAGAGGTAGTAAGAAAAGAAGAAGCAAATGCAAAACGACTTTCTGTATTAGCTCAGAATAAAGACACTTCAAGAACTGGATCAAAGGTTCAGCAAGCGGGTTATCAAGTAGCTGACTTTGCAACCCAAGTTGGTGGTGGTACATCCGCTATCCAAGCACTTGGGCAACAACTTCCTCAATTTCTTGGAGCATTTGGACCTTGGGGTGCTGTAATTGGTGCTGCCGTTGCTGTTCTAGGTGCTTTAGGGAAAGCAATTTACGAGGTAGCTCAAGATACTAAAGCCGGAGAAGAAGCATTTAAGCGCAACTCCGAAATGGTGAAGGTTTTCGCTGAGGCTTACAAGAAAGCTGGTGAACAAGAAGTTCAGTCACTGACTGATAAGTTGAGCAATCAAAAGGATAAACTTGATGCACTACAGGAAGCAGAGATCGGCAATATCAAGGTAAAGGGTGAAGTACGAGATATTAACGGAGAAATCAAGACATCATATCTTAATGCTGAAGAAGCAGCATTAAAGTATCTTGTCCAGAGTGGTCAAGTTAAAGGGGCAGAAGAAGCACTTCTTCAGATTGAAAGAGAAAGGATTCAGCTAGCAAAGGATGCAGCAACTGCTGCTGCCAACCAGAAACTTGAGATTGCGAGAAAGCAATTACAGGATGCAAAAGATGATAAAGCTGCTGTTGAACAAGACTTGATTCGCCTAAGCAAGCAGGCGAATGACGCTGCACAGCAATTAAGAATACCTACTATTGAATTAAATGCTGCTAAAGATACTGATAAATACAATAAATTAAAAGAACCCTCTATAGAAACTCAGCGATTACAAGCCATTGTTGACGGGATCAACAATAAACTGGAAAAATATGAGAATGCAATTTCTCAGACAAATGCTAGTTTTGCCGACTTGGATCTTGCTATTAGTAATGCTAATACCAATGTGGATCAGGTACAAACTACGCTAGCTGCTGAGATCAATAAGATCAACACTCAAGCTAGCCTTACTGAGACTACAACAAAGTTGACTCAGGCTACGGATAAGCAGACGCAGGAGGTTACGAAAATCAAAGAAGCATTGACTTCATTTGAAGCAGTTACTCCAGTGCAGGCTGAGGCTAAGGCAAAGCTGCTAGCAGCAGTATCTGGTGGGATAATCACTGCTGAAGAACAAAGACAGATTGGTGGCTCATTACAAACTTTAATGGCGACACTTAGGACTGGTCAGACATCAACTAGGGAGTATTTGCAAGAGCTTATCACAATCAATAATTCACTTGCTTCTGAGATGACATCTGCAAAGAATGCTATCAGAGATCTTAATGGCAAGGTTCAATATCTTCAGAGCATCAAATAAATGGCAGTAACATGGACGATAGTAGGTGAGGCTGGTAAAGCGATTGATGCGACATCAAGAACGCTTGAGCAGCTAGCAATCAGCAATGCCAATATGGACTTCCGTTCATTGCAGGCAGATGAGTTCACGTTCTCGATCTTTCCTCAGTCGATCACTGGTGCGATCATCCCAGACTTGAAGCAGAAGATTGTTTTGTATCGCGACGCTGGTGCTGGTGCTGGTCCTCAGCGGTTCTTTACTGGTCATGTCACTAACGTACGCTCGGTCATCAGTGCTGGATCAGAGGTCTGTAATGTGACTGTGTCTGGTCCTTGGTGGTGGATGGAGCGCATCAACTTCACGTCTCAAATTCCTACTGCTACTACTGGAGTTACGGCAGAGCGTATGACTGCTGTGTTCGGCGATAATATCAAGGGAGCTGATCTTGGAACATCGCTCGTAACTGCATTAAACAGATCGGCAGCACTTGGTGTGCCTATCAGTGCAGATAACTCAGTTGATCCTAATACTCCCGGATGGTTCTATGTTCTTGGGCAAGTTCGTTGTATCAGAGTACAATCAGACTTAAAGGTAGTCTGTGCTGGTGATTTTGTTAGTGCAAATGGATCTACGGTTAGCAAGATGGTTCGGTTTAATACAAACGGTCTTATCGATACGACATTTACTTCTAGTGTAACTGAAAACATTGGTACATTCGAGATAGACTCGGCTGGTAATTTTCACATAGGATTACTTGCAAATGGGTACAAAAAGATCTCTTCTACTGGATCTGCTATTTATTCTACTTCTACTAATGGTCAAATCCTTGACTTGAAGATTCAATCGGATGGCAAGATTTTGATTGGAGGTAAGTTTACTACTGTCGCGGGAACGGGAAAAGTTGGAGTTGCAAGACTGAATTCAAATTCAACTCTTGATACCACATTCACTGGACCAACTTTTGCTGGAACTCAAAATAAATGGATTAGATCAATCGCCCTATCATCAACTGGTCAGATTTACATTGGTGGTGATTTTTATATTTCAGCGAATAGAACTTGCTTAACTCGACTCACATCAACTGGTGCTGATGATACAACTTTTGCTACTAAGAATGTTTCGAAAGCATTCACATTTGGAAAATACGCACTGCCCGGAAGTACTACACTAGATCAAATCCCTTATGTAAGCAAAGTCATATTCCAAGATGATGGTATGATTGTTGTTTGTGGTGGATTCACATTGATTGCAGCAGCAAATTACCACTTAGGAAGATTCAATTCTAGTGGTGTAATGGATAAGACATTAGTATATAATTGGGGTGAATCTATTGACAACATAATAGTTGTAAGCATTCCAGAAAATCCAACAAGTAGATTATTTTATGCTTCAGGAACCAATTCTACATCTGAGCTAGTAATTAAAATTGACAATGTAGGTAACAGGTTTGTAACAGTTCATCCAGAAAGTTTCGGTCTTCATTTTGGTGCAGATTCAAGGTTATATAGTGCTTGCGTAGGAACAACTTCTTCGAGTGGATGCTACGAGATAGGTGAGAATTTAGAGAATATAAAATATCCACCTGCCTATTCATCAGCTGGTGTTGCAACATTTTTCCAAGTTCCAAGGATCACCTTGAATCAATCAACTTGTGCTGAGATTATTTCTGAGCTTGTTCGTCTATGTCCTGATACAATGTTGTATTTTGATTATTCGACAGAACTGCCCAAGTGCAATATAACTCGTCGTGGGGTTTGTTCTACAAGAACAATAGTTGTTGGATCATCTCCTGTTACTAAAATTGACGTTTCACCAATTATTGAGTTGAAAGTATCAGAGGTGAAACTTCCCTACCTTATCAGAAACAAAGATGGAAGCAAATCGTATGCGAGTCAAAGTTCTGGAATATCCGTAAATGGTGAAAGTCAAATTATTACGATGTCAGGAAAAGAACTTGATACGTATCTTCCTAAAGACCAGTTGAATAGTTTCACAGCAACAGATACTACTACTGATTTTGAATACTACCTGATGTCAAATGACTCATCGATCAAATCATTGATACAGACATATGGGTCTGGGATACTTGCTAGGGCTAGCATTGGGAGAGTTATTTCTGGGTATGATACTTTTTCTAGTAATAGTGCAACCTCACAGAATATTCCTTCTACTTCTTTTAGGTGCAATGGATTAACTATGGTTTCTAGTTCAGGATCATCATTACCATCTACTGGAATGATTACTTCTATAAGTACTCTTCCAACATGGGCAGCAAACCAAGGATTGAGCATTCTGCAAGTGATATTGTCGGGTGATATTGGTTTTGAAGTTAAGGTAGATTCTTGGGATAATAGCTATAGCAAAATCACATATTATACGATACCATCATATTTAAGTTCGGACGCATCTTTCAGCTATGTACAGAAACATGAACGCCCTGATGTTACATTTGGAAATGCTCTTTGGAGAATGTATTACAAGAAAGTAACTGCTACTGCTTATCTTATCTCTGGAGTTGCTGCTGGTGCAACTGTTTACCAAAATGCAGATTACTCGTTTGCATTTCCACCCGCTGGATTAGCTTCCAATCTTCTTGCAGCACAAAATTGGTTGCCATATGAAGGGACTATTGAGCTTGTAGAACAAGATGTTGGGGTAGTCCGCTATCGTGGGACTAAAGTCAATATCGCTGGTTCAATTTCAGCCTTATCATCAATGGGTGCGCTCGTAGCATCTGAGTCACTTGATCTTGCAACTGGCACAACATCGATTCAGCTTGGATGCGCCCCAAGAAATGACTATCGTACATTCGTATCCAAGATCAGAAAGACATCTCAGGATAATATCATCTATTTGAACGAATAAAACAATGCCTCAATTTACCGTAAGCCTAGATACGTTTGGAAATGTAAGAGTCGAATCTGGTGTTGTAATCGACATCACCAATTCTACTCCTGTTGTCCACAGGTTCAAAAACTCCAATTCTTTTGCTATCCCTTCTGATTCAATGGGTGCTACAAGATGGAGTCCAAAGTTCTGTGGTGGATCAGGAAGGAATATCTACGTCAATCCAACACCGGGTTATCCGGAGATGCCATTTGGCTTCTACTCATTGTCAAAAGATTTGGTCTGGACTCCAGAGAATGAAGGATCATTAAAACTCGCAATGGACCCAAACACATTCCAAATTGCTATTGCTGATTCTGATGACAACATAATCGCTGAGTCTGATGGTTCAGCATTCAATCCATATGGGAAAATCTCATGCTCTAGTGCTATTATGAATGGCGTTCAAGGGAGCTACTGGTATGAAATCGATCTTGGTGAAGGTACTGGCACAGTACAGTTGGCTTACAATGCATTTATCGTTCCAGATCAGTTCATTGTGACATACAATAATGTGGATGTTATTGATACTGGTTTGGTGGGAGTATCAGATTATTATGATGGTAGTCCTGCTCCTATACCAGTCAATGGCCCCGGTGAAGGGACGGCAACATTTACAAAATCAAGTTCATATCCTCGCACAGCAATTCTAAAAGTAATTGCTCCATTCAGCAACACTGTATGGGAGTGTACTCTTGGATGTCCAAATGGTGGCACTCCTCCATTTAGACCAACACCTATACCTCCAAATACAACTAAAATTCCATTTGAGGTAACAACCACATCTTTTGGTGAGGGATTATTCGGTGGTGATCCAGTTACAATCAGTGCTGTATATGAAGGGAACAAACTTAAAGGAAGTGCAAATCCTGACACCAGTATCAACAAGACAAGAAGGACTACTGTGGAATTCACGTCTGATGCAGTAAATCTTGGGGGTTCAGACGACTACGGTACAGAATGGCATGAGGTCGAATTTCAATGGTGGGCAGCAGAGTATGTAGCATCTACAATAGAATTTCGTACTATTGAGGATGGAACAGCAGTGATGTACGATGGAATTGATGTTATTGCTATTCGAGATGTGGGGTCGTTGATAGATTGTAGTGGTGCATACCAATCCACAGAATATGGGGCGGAGCAATATAATGAAGCTAGGTCGTTCTCAGCATCTGTGATTATGCACAGGAATTCTCCAATGACTGACATGATCGTATTCTTGGCATTGAACTTGGATGATGGAACTATCATAAGTATCGATGGTCCATACTTAGACTATGAAGTACCTGCTGTATCCCCTACAAGAGTATGTATTCCTATAGCTATGATTCATCCAGACTTGACTGTTGACCAGTTATGTGAGGGGTCAATCCTTTGGAAGTAACCACTTTATCTGTGCTTGCATTGATGGCGATGATCGTGTAGGAATCGTTCATGGCGGGAACGAATTTCAATTTCTATTCAGGAGAGACTCTGTCGATGTCCTTTACCTGCAAGGATGAGGCTGGGAATGCATTTCCGCTTACTGGTTATTCTGCCAGAGCGCAAGTGCGTGAAAGTATTTCTTCTTCTACTGTAGTTCTCAATCTTTCCCCTACAATCCCTACTCCATCCAATGGCATTATCTCCATCAATAGTACTGACGAGCAGACAGCCGTTGTGACTCCGGGAATGTATTACTGGGATCTAGTTCTTGATACTCCAACTGGAGGAGTGATCTTTATCGCTGGTGGCACAATGAAATTCCGTAAACTCGTAACAAGAACTGCATGAGCCTAACAACTGTAGAAGTACAATCATTCTCTGGACCATCAATCGTACAGATTGCATCATCCGATCAGCCAGAAATCGTACAGATTGTATCATCCGATCAGCCAGAAATAGTCTATATCAATCAAGGCCCCGCTGGCCCCGCTGGCCCTGCTGGCGAATCCGGAACAATCACGACCAGCACAAGCACAAATTTAACTGGTTACATTTTTGGCAACGGAACAAACATTGCTGGCGCAACTGCTGCTACTAGTTCTGCAACGCCGAATACGCTTGTGCTGAGAGATTCATTTGGTTCTGCTTCTTTTGCTTCAACAGGCAGTAGTGCTGTTACTGGAACTTCATCTTCTGGTGGTTTTGGGTTACGTGGAGTATCAAGTTCTGGTTCTGGAGTTTTCGGCTCATCAGATTCTAGTTCTGGGATTAAAGGGTTAAGCATAAGTGGGCGAGGTGGAGATTTTACATCATCTACTGGTACTGCATTAGAATCTATTTCAACTTCTGGAACAGGTGCTCATTCACATAGCTTTACTGGAACATACCACCATAGATTTGGTGGCAGTGGTGGTTATAATATCAACGACCAATCCGCAGTTGAACGTGTTCGCGGCTGGTTCGTCTGGTTCTTTAATAATTTCACTGGTCGCCTAAAGACCGCTGACATCACAGCTAACCGAGACTGGACCCTGCCAAATGAATCAGGAACCGTGGCTCTTGATTCCACAGCAGTTATGCTGACCGGAGATCAGACGGTTGCTGGAGCAAAAAGTTTAAGTGGTCAGATGGAACTTACTGGGCAAGCAGCGACAAATGCTACGAGCGCAATGACTCGCGCGTTGAACGATTCTCGTTTTTTCAATAACCTCATTAACAGTCAAAAAGCCATCGTCTTTAACGCATCACGATCCAACACCGCTAACGGTGGACAGGTTGGCT